TTTGATATGCCTGTATTAATTAATCCGCCTGCTAAAGTTAAACAACAAAGGCTTATACATACAATCATTAATCAAATGTATAATTTAGATGATGCAGACTTAGATAACTTTAGAGAAGAAAAACCTTTTAATAGGTCTTCAGTAGAATATACTATTGTTACATTTGAAAATAGAAAAATTAAATACGAAGACGGTAATGTAACTTTGCTTGCTCTTGATGGATCTAATTTAGATTCAAATGATGTAGCTATTTCGTGGGAAGAAGACTTAAAAAGATTTGGTGCTTTACGACCTGGCATTAGTCAACTTAGACTAAGAAAAAGTTCAGATCCAGATGATACAGAAAATGATATTATAGGTAAATTATACGAACATCCAAATGATCCTGCAAAATTGTCTGTAACAATAGATGAAACTACGTTACCTACTAACACATTACCACCTATTACTGGTGTAATAAACGGTATGACAAATTATCCAGGTGATGGAATTGTTCCTGCTCCAAATAGTATTGGTGTTAGATACTTACTAATGGAAGCAATACCAGTTAGTTCAAATTGGAATGGTTTATCAACTGCTAATAAGTATGATATTGTAGAATTTGATGGAAGTGGATGGTCTGTAGTATTTGATTCTGAAGCAAATCAGTCATCTATACATTATTGTATTAACTTAGCATCTCTTGATCAATTAGAATGGAAAGACGGAGTATGGGTTAATAGTTATGAAGCTGTATATAATGCAGGGTTCTGGAGAATCTACTTATAATGATAGAAGCAAGTGGCTGTATTTTTCTTAGCTCACAAACTGGAAGAATTTTATTACAACTTAGAAGCACTAAAGTTACTCATTCTAAAACGTGGGGATTTTTTGGTGGCAAGGGCGAAGACGACGAACGCCCAATTGAAACACTAAGACGTGAAATACAAGAAGAAATTGGCATGATGCCTGAAATAGTAAAAACTATTCCTATAAGCAAGTTTACAAGTGGTAATGGTAGATTTATATACAACAGTTTTGTTGTAATAGTAAAGGAAGAGTTTATTCCTGTTCTTAACGGAGAAAGCGATGGATATGCTTGGGTTGATATAGGCAAATGGCCTAAGCCTTTGCACCCAGGTGCAAAGATACAGTGTAAGTCTAGGGATTTCTTAAAGAAAATAAAAACTATCTACGCAAATGCATAGATAGTTATAAAGTTAGTCAGCACTAATACGTTTTTTCATACTTTCAACAAATTTTTCACGTAACCATTCAAAATCATTAATTTTGTTTAGTGCGTCTACATCATCTTTATGTTGAATGCCGTATGCTTTGCCTTCGTTTGCACCTTTAATACAGTAACGTCCAAAACGTCCACCATTATCAACTTCACACCACGTTTTTAAACGATCTTCAGTTTCTTTAACAGGTGAATTAGGGTTAATTTGTGATGATAATTTTACACATTCACGGAATGCACTACGCCATGTTCTAAATGGATCTCTATTAAAACGTGTTATGTTTGAAACATCTCTAACTGGTTGATAAAATGCTGATCCTGTGCTGAAGTCTGGTAACACATGTCCCATTTCAATAACTTGTTGTCTTGGAAATAATTTTATACCGCCATATCCATATTCCAAATCATTAATTGGATTACGAGCAAACCATACATATGTTGTATTAGCTCTTTTTGCCATTGGTGGGATATAATCAAAACAAAAATTATTCATAATATCTGCATCTGCATCAACAATATATACCATTTCTGATTTTGCAAGTTCTCCTGCTTTTTTATGAGCATTACCAATGCCTTCTACATTTTTAACATGTATTGCATCTGGAAAACGAACTTTTAGTTTTTGATAATTTTGATCTGCTTCTGCTTCATGGAAACTGATCATAACAATATCAAAGTCTGCTTCGTGATAAGATCCTATTACTTTATTTTTTACTGCTCCGTGTATTACACCACCTGTTGGAACTAGTTGAATGTCTCCCCAATTTACAGGACGTCCAGTTCTTTTAATTACCTTTGGAAATTTGTGTATAACATTATGTCCTACATCACTTGGTTTATAGTGCCAAGGAAAATTAGGGTTTACTGTTGCTCCTTTAAGAACAACCCAAACCATATCTGATTTACCTGCATATTGTGATGCAAGTTCAGATAAAGAATCTGTATCAGTTGTTTTTTGATCTACGTAAATTATTGGATATGGAGTAAAAATAAATTTCTTTAATCTATCCCAAGGTGTAATTACACTTTGTCCATTAAAACTAAGTAAATTATTATTTGTTGAAGTTTTGCTAATCATAACAATCGCCTTTTATTGTGTATTCTTTTGTGCCTATGTGTGCAACTCTATCACTTAACTGATTGTCAACATGTGAAATATATCCATGTGTTGACGCTTTTTTGCAAAAATATATATCTTCGCCCATTAAGTTAGTATAGTCATCATTCCATTCAACGCTATAGTGAGGTTTAGGAATATTTTCATATACACATCTATTTACCAATAACAAACCACTGCCTAATGCAAATACTTCTTCGACACCGTTGCCTCCGAAAACTCTTTTATCAAGATTGGTTTCATTTTTAAATGCTACTGGTCTATGCGGTTTTACCCTAGTGCTATAATTTGCTCCTACAATATCTTTTTTATGTGATAGCAAAGAAAATAATGCATCTACTGGAAATTTCATATCACTATCAACCCAAAATATATGTGTTGCTTGTGTTTCTAAAACTTCGTCAACTAATTGTTGGCGTTGCATTGCTACTTCGCTGCCCATTACCATATGTAGAGAAACTTTTTGTCCTTTCTCACCACATTTTTTCATAAGCATAGCCAAACTATAACTAAATGTGGATGTCACAAGGTCCCTTACTGGAACGCATATTGCAACATTTGAGGTAGGGTCAGGTTTCTGTATAAACTTGGGTATACTTACCATTTAAATTAATCAGTAAGCTCTGAACCAAGTTCTGCTTCAATTTCTTGCACTGAATCATTTAATGATTTAGCAAGCATAGTAGCTGATTTTACAGATGAAGCAAATGCATCATCAGATAAAGATGCCATGTAATTCATATGCTCTGGTTGAACTTTACCAATTGTAAGAATATCAATTGCAGCCAAACGTGCTAGACGTTGTGTCCAATATTCTTCTTCAGTCGATTCAATGCCGCTGATTAAAGCGTCAAATTCGCCGTTTTTAGCAACAAAGTCAGTAGCCACTGCTTCTAGTATTGCTAAGTCTGGGTGTGACTGTGAACGTGCTTGCATTAGCTCATTTTGTAAGTTTAATGCTTGTCGTTCTACTGTTGGGTGTGCTCCCAACAAAAATGTTTCTATTTCAAATCGTGTTCTTGAACTCATAGTTTTCTCCTGTATTGAGTATACTTTTATGTATTCGTTTAATTATACAACATAAAGTAAACACTGTCAAGAGCTACTTGACAGTGTTTTTAATAAAATTATATATTTTATGATGCGCCTGTTGAGTTAGGGTTTTGCCATCCGCCAAACGTGGCTGATAGTTTAATGTTGGTTGTCACATTAGGTGAGATAAACGTTCCTAGTTGGTATAGTGAAACTGTTCCACTTAGTCCAAAGTAGTCACGCACTGTGCTCATGCTAATTTGTGATCCGGTTGCTGGTAATGCCATTTGTTACTCCTCGAGTTTATTAACGTTAACAAACATTCGTTTGCTAGTTATATTTATCGTAATCGATATTTAAGTTGTGTTTAAGGTTAATTATCTTTTGCCTTTTAAAAATTCTACTTCCTTCGTAAGATCTTCAATTTGGCTTTGTTGTTCTTTGATTGCTTCAATAAGAACGCCTACTATATTTCCGTATGCTACAGATTTATAGCCTGTGTTGTCGTCATTATGCACTACCTCTGGTAATACTTTTTCTGTCTCCTGTGCAATAACACCAGTTGACTGTCTTAGTTCACCAGTTAGTGAATCTGTTTTATCAAACATAACTCCACGCATTGATTTAACTTTGTCTAATGCATCTTCTATTGTTGTTATGTTGCTTTTTAGTCTTTCATCTGAGAATGCTGTAACATCACCTGATGCAGTAATTTCTCCTGTAACTGATAATGCTGAACTGCTAAGAACCATTTTTTCAGTATCATCAATATAAAATTGTATTTGTGTATCTGCTTCAACATTTCCTACATCTGCATTAAATCTTAGGTTGTCACCAAATGAAACTATATCATGATATAATCCTGATGTAGTTGTATCATTTAATCGAACTCCTGGGTTTGTTGATTGAACAGTAAGTTCTTGTCCAGGGGTTAATGTTCCAACTGATAATTCTCCAGTTACTCCAAAATCACCTGTATAACTTCCACTCATTTTAAACTCTGTTCCAGTTAATGTCAACCCATTTCCGGCTGTATATGTTGTGTCTGTATCGGTGTTTGTGTCTGTGCTACTAATAGTAAAGTTAGGATATGTTCCACTAATACTTGTAGCGCCTGATCCTGTTAAACTTACAGTTTGATCTGGTGCAGTATTTCTAAACTCTGTTCCTACTAGAGTAAGCCCAGTGCCTGCTGTATATGTTGTATTTGTAAATGATGTAATATATCCTGCACCATTAGTTAACTGATTGTTATTAGTTGGTATTGTTGGCTTATTAGATAAATCATTATAACTAATTGTTCCTACACTTGTTAAATATCCGCTATCATTTGTAAATGAACTTATGTTAGTTGGTATACGTGCATCAACTCTAGCATTAGTATAATATAAGTTTGTTCCTTCTGTTAAATTAGAAGTAGTCTTGCCATTAAATATTGTATCAACTCTTGCAGATGTAAAGTAAAGATTGCTTGCACCTTCTGTTACATCATCTGTAGTATTCGATGATAAGTCATAACCACCGCTTGCTGTTGTTGCCGAAGCAATTGTCATTGTATTAAGCGAATCGTTATATGTAAGTGTTATGTTACTGCCCGCTACAAGAAGATTAGAAACTCTATCATCTACTCTTTCATCTGTATAGTAAAGGTTTGATCCTAGCCATGCATCTGCTGTTGAATTAAAGTCTGCTGTTGCTAACTTTGTTCCTATTTGTGTGCTGAGCGTTGTGCTAAGATTTGCATCATCACCAAGTGCTGCCGCTAATTCGTTTAATGTATCCAGCGTTCCTGGTGCGCCATCAACTATTGCGGCAATTTCTGTATCAGTGTATGCGTTTGCTGTTGTTACTGCATCTGCTTCGGCTGTATCTGCATATGATTCATATGCAGTTGTAATTGCTGTTTCTCTTGTATCAGTGTATGCTTTTGCATCTACTTCGGCTTGATCTGCATAGGTTTCATATGCAGTTGTGATTGCTGTTTCTCTTGTATCAGTATATGCTTTTGCATTTACTTCGGCTACTGTTGCTTTAGATGTTGCGTCTGCAGATGCTAATGCAGATGCTGTTGAAATTGCATCTGCTTCGGCTTGATCTGCATATGATTCTGTTGCATAGCCTTTTGTGCCTAATACAGTGTTTACTCTAGCATCAGTATAATAAAGATTACTTGCTTCTGATATGTCGTCTGTATCTAATGCGCCTGTTCCGCCTGATATTGCACTATCAACATATGATTTAGTTGCGGCATTATCGGCACTAGTTGGTGCGCCACTTAATGTTAATGCACCTGTAAGTGTTCCACCTGTAAGTGGCAATACTGTTGCAATTTCTGTATCCGTATATGCTTCAGCACCTGATCTGGCTGTGTTTGCTTTATTGGTTGCATCTACACTTGCTTGACTGACAGCCTGAGATTTTGCCGAATTTGCTTTATTAGTTGCATCTAGACTTGCTTGTGACGTTGCTGTAGAAATTGCATCTTGCTCGGCTTGGTCTGCATATGATCTGTATGCACTTGTAATTGCACCTTCGCGGCTATCAGTGTATAATCTTGCATCTTGCTCGGCTTGATCAACATATGATTCTGTAGCATATCCTGTTAAATCTGTGCTCAATGATGATAAGTTAACTGTATTACCGTTACTTATTGTTAACAGTGGATCTGAGAAAGATAATGTTTGCTTGTTAGCATTAATGAGTTGTTCGACTCTAGCAGTTGTATGAAATAAGTTTGTAAAGCCTTCAGTAACATTATCAGTATTAATTGATGATTCCATTAAATCATCAATGTTAACATTTTTTAATGTAATTGTAGAGCCATCATGTGTTAATACATCTGTTCCATTAATCTGAAGTTTATCTAGATTACTGTTTGTTTCAATAGCCGCTGTAACATCTATATCTTGTATTACTGTTTGGTTACCAATTTTAAAAGCCACTGCTAATTCTCCATCCTATATTATATATTTATGCTCATTACGGAGTCTCTACAAATGTAGAAGGAATAAACTGAATCCAATTTGTTCCATCGTAACCTTCGAACATATTTGTTCCTTCGTTAAAGAACATCATTCCGGCTGTTGCTGGCGATGGACGATCTGCTGTTAAACCTTTTGGTAATCTAAATACATCAGGAGAAAGTGAGCCTGAGTTATCAATTACAACTTGTCCTTGCGAATTAATAATACCACCTTCGAGGTTACCTGTAACATTACCATCTACATTACCTACAAGGTTACCTAAAACATCACCAACAACGCCGCCTTGTATGTTTGCGTAAACAATTGGTTTAGGAACGGCAGTATCATCAATAATAAGTGTAGAACCAGTTCTGTCATAAACAGCACCGTTCCAATTACCAAAAGCAGTTGTTCCAGTAAAGTCTGCACTACCACCAGTAAATGTAGCATTGCCACTAATATTAGTAGTGCCTGCATTTAATGTTGTTGTAGTTGCTGAATCAACTGTTAAGGCAGAATCTAAATTACCGGTTCCGCTTTCTAAAATTTTATTTGCGCCTGTTGGATTATAAACATCACCATGCACATCGCCCATTAATCCACCAGTGAATGTAGCACTTGTGCTTGATATGTCTAATATAACATTACCTACACTATTAATAACATCACCGTAGTATGTTGCTACGTGAGGTTGTGTTCCTGGATTTAATACTATAGATCCAGTAGGATCTGCTAAATCATATACAACACGATTTGAATTACCTCCAATTACATCAGTATAACTAATAACACCTGTAGCACTATCATAAGATAAATCACCGCTTACTGAAATGGCTGCTCTTGCTTGAGCATCTGTATACTGTGCTGGTATATTACCTGCAATAATTGTATCTGCTGTAAGTGTTCTTACTGACAAGTCACCTTTTGTAACTTCGCCTGCATTTATACTATTAAGTGTGTTTGGTGATAGGTCTACTGAATCAATTAGTAGAAACGTATTTGTTTCGTGGTCTCTAACAAAGCCTGCATAAGTTATAGGACCAATTTTACCTAGCCAACCTACATCTGTTGGTAAGCTACTATCTTTGTTTAGTATAAGTAATGGGTCATTAAATCCAACGTCATTGCTTATAAGATTGGTTGATTGTATTCCTCTAAATGCCATTTAAATTCTCTCTATGTTATGTTAGTATTTATCAATAAACAAAGTTTAGTCATAAAAAAAGCAGTGCCTAAGCACTGCTTTTAATGTTAGTAATTAAAAATTACTTTTTAAGTTCTTTAACTTCTGCTGATAATTCTTTAACTGCTTCAATTAATAGACCTGTAATGTTACCGTATGCTACTGAGTGAACACCGTTTGCATCTGTGTGAACTGCTTCAGGTAAAACTGCAAGTAGTTCTTGAGCAACAACACCAGTTGATGTTGAGCCGTCTTCGATACGATCAAAAGTAACACCGCGAACTGCTTCAACTCTATCTAGAGCGTTGTCAATTGTTTGGATGTTAGTTTTTAATGATTCATCTGAGTATGCTGTAACATCACCAGTTGCTGTAAAGCTACCAGTATATGAACCTGACATTACTACTGAATCACCTGAAATTGTTAAACCGTTGCCAGTGTTAACATTTAGTGATATAGTTTCGTTAGATGTTTGGTTAGTTGTAAAGGCTGCGCCTCCACCTAAACCACTACCTGCTGAAATTGTAATTGTAGCATTACCAATTGTTAGACCTGCAATTGCTGCTGATAGTTCAGCGTCTGTTGCCATTGCGTCTTGGATTTCTTTTAGTGTATTAAATGATGCTGAAGCACCGTTCACTAGGTTTGAAATCGCTGTGTCTGTATATGAGTTTGATGAAGTAATCGCTGCTGATTGAGCCGAATTAGCTTTAGATGTTGCATCACTTGCCGCTGTTGCTTCTGCTGCCGCCTCACGTGCATCAACATATGATTTATTAGCTGCATCACTACTTGATGTTGGTGTAGTTAATGAAGTGATTTTATTACTGCTCATGTTAATCGGATCTTTCATGGTCAGTGTTTTATCAACAGTAACAGCTTTCTTAAAACGTGTTGTTTTGTTTACGTTTGTATCAAAACTTGTGTTGCTACCATCATCTGCTTCACCGTCAGTTGTTGTTAGTTTTGTTGCTAGAATAGAAATGTTACGTTCCATGTCCGCCATACGTCTTAGAGACGATTTTGAACCTGAAATTGTAATTTCTTCTGCGCCTGCATCACCAGTAAATTCTGTTAGTGTACCAGTTGAATTATACTTATATTTCTTTGATTTATCGAATGAAAAGGCACTTGTTGAGCCTCCACTTCTTACTTTTCTTCCCATTTTAACTCTCCTTAAAAGTTTTTTAGCCACGTAGCAGAACTCTGTTCCACCATAACACTTATTAAGTGCCTAAGTAGGGGATTGGGACCCCCTACCGTTGGACTAAGTTATATTAGCTACCGAATTTCCATCCTTTGACTTCAATTTCGTCGCCTACTTCAATAACACTTGATGCAAATGTTACAACACCTGTTGACAAGTTAACTGAACTTAATTCAGCTGGTCTAACAAGTTGTCTGTTCACATATACTGTGTAATCTTCTGCACTAACAATATCACTAAATGTGTATGCTAATGTTGCCGCACTAGTTACGTCTTGCACTGAGCTATGGAATGTTGAAGTTGAAATATTAGCTTCAATACCTGATACTGCGTTTGCAATTGCTGTTGTATATGCTGTAGTAATTGCAGTTGTTTGAGCATTATCTTTTGATGTTGCGTCTGCAGCTGCTGTTTGCTCTGCATTACTTTGAGCCGCTGTTGCTTTATTAGTAGCATCTGTTGACGCTGTTGCTTCTGCTGCCTGCTGTGCCGCATTTGCTTTAGCTGTTGCGTCTGATGAAGCTGTGCTAATTGCATCTGCTTCGGCTGTATCTGCATACGTTTGTGCTGAAGCTAATGTTGCCGCGTCCTGTGAATCTACATATGTAGTTGCTGCCTTAGCCGCTAAACTTGTAGTCATTGTTGCCGCAAAGTTGGCGTCATCACCTAATGAAGCTGCGATTTCATTCAACGTATCCATAGTTCCTGGAGCCGCGTTAATTAATGCTGCAATTTCATTATCAGTGTATGTATTAGCCGCCGATTCTGCACCTGCTGCCTTAGTAGTTGCATCTGAACTTGCTGTTGAGATTGCATCTTGTTCGGCTGTATCTGCATATGTTTCCATTGCAGTCTGTAGAGCATTGTTTGCCGATGCCGCTGTTGCTTCTGCTGCCGCCTGTGCCGCATTTGCTTTAGATGTAGCATCTGCTGAAGCTGTAGATTCAGCTGCTGCCTGTGCCGCATTTGCTTTAGCTGTTGCGTCTGCTGAAGCTGTAGCTTCTGCTGCCGCCTGGGCCGCATCTGCTTTAGTAGTTGCGTCTGTTGCCGCTGCCGCTTCTGCGTCTGCTTCTGCCTGATCTGCATAAGTTTGGTATGCTGATGTAATTGCAGTTGTTTGAGCTGTGTCAGCCGCTGCCCATGCCGCATTAATTGTTGCCGCTGAAGCCAAGTCTGCATTTTGGAAAGCAAGTGTTACTGCTGCATCTTGTGTATCAACATATGTAGTAGCCGCTTTATTTCCTAACGCCGTAGTCATAGTTGCTGCAAAATCTTCGTCGTCGCCTAATGCGTTAGCTAGTTCATTTAGTGTATCTAAAGCACCTGGGGCGCCGTTTACTAAGTCTGATACTGTGCTGTCAACATAAGATTTGTTTGCACCATCTGTTGCTGCTGTAGGAGTTCCAACATTTTCAATTTTGTTAGAGTCCATGTCAAGTTTATCACCAAACGTAACTGCATTTCCGCTTACGTCTGTGATTTTTTTGCCTGCTGCCATTTGCAACGTGCCGTTCATGTTTACGCTTGTAGCTGAAGTAAGTGTTAACACACCTGATCCAGATACTTGTGTAGTTAATGACTGATTTGCATCAGCCTGGACAACAATCGTTCCTGAATTGGATTCAATAACTTTTTGTCCATCAATATATAGTGATCCTTCCGAAAGGTATAGATCACGCCACTTCTTTGTTGTTGAGCCTAGGTCAAAACCTGTGGATCCGTCAGAGTCAACAGTTGGAAGAATGTGGCCGGTCATTTCCAAGTTAGCTGCAATGATTGAATCATCGCTAGTTTGGAAGCCGCCGTCGATTATAAATTTTTTCTGTGCCATATTTTAATTTTCCTTTTTCGCGAAAAAAGTATCTACATTGAGTAGCAATGTATTTACCGTTATCTTTAACATATTAAGTGCTTTTATATTCATAATATAATTAACCTTTAATATCGGGTGCAACCTCTGGCTGCACCCTATTAATCATGGTTACCTCAACTTACACATCAATGTATGTTGAAATTACCTTCACTGTTGCCGTTCCTGAGTTAGTTGTATAAGTTAACTCAACATTGTTACCATTCATGTTAACACTTGCATCACCTACTAAGTTAGAACCTGTGTATACCATCGCATATTCTGTGATGTATGCAGTTGTTCCATCATGTGTTACTAGTGCTTCACGTGTTTCATAGTTGCCATTGCCATCGTCTGCTTGTATAATATACTTCGCTGAACGATATGTTGCTTTAGCAAATGTGTCGATTACATCGCCACCTGTTGTGGTTGAAACGTTTGAACCTTGGACATACGCTTTAATATCTGCTGATAATTTGTCAGTTGTTACCTGACCAGCTGATAATACTGGTACTAAACCTACGCTTGGTGCTACAACTACCGCTGCTGTGCCAACTGGCATTGCAGATGTCATTGTAATTACCTGGTTAGTAATGCTATAGTGCGTTACTGGATCCTGGATAACACCACCAACGAATACTAATGCATCCGACTGGTCTACTGGGTTAGTTAAAGCAAACTGTGTCGCTGTTCCATCACCTGGAATAGTTTGACGCCAGTTGTGTGCAAAGATATCTAATGGGCTTACAAGCTCCATTCCATCTTCGTTAGCATTTACACGTAATACAAAATCTTCTTTACCTGTGTAATCTGTATCAGATACATCTGTTAGGTCTAGAACTGATTCGTTAGTATTAATGCTAATAACACCTGTAGTATTGTCGTAGCTTGCTAAGCCGTTGCCTGCTGTATCTGTAACAGATATAGCTGCTCTTGCTCTTGCAGTTGTAAAGTATAAGTTAGCTGTTGGGCCTGTGCCTTCGTCTAAGTCATTAGTGTCAAAGTTTGACAAGTCTAGTGCTGATACTGCCGCATCTAGTTGACCTTTGTTGATTGCATCACCTGAATCTGTGCCGTTAGCAAGTCCAGTTACCTTGTTGCTACCCATTGCAATGTTACCCGACATAGTTCCACCAGCAAGTGCTAGTTTAAGGTCGATGTTTGATTGTAATGTAGTATCCGCTGCCTTATAAGCTGTATCTAACGCTGTATCTGCCGCTGCACGATCAACTAGCTCTTGAGCTAAGCCTGCCGTGTTAGTTGCGATATTAGTAGTGTTAGTATTTACTAAGCCAGTAATTGTGCCATCATCTGCTTGGAAAGCCGCTACGATTTCAGTTAATGAATCTAAAGCTGCTGGATCCGTGTTGCTTATGATACCTGCAATTGCTGTTGCGTTTACACCTTCAGCTGCTTGTGCTCTAGCACTCTCAGTTGCAAGGTCAGTTGCGTTAGTTGTAATAAGACCAGATAATGTAGCTTCTACACCAGTTGCTCTTGTTGTTTCAGCTGCAATAGCATTTGCGTTTGCAAGTTCTGCCGCTCTAGCAGTTGAGGCTTCCGCCGCTACCGCTGTAGTTCTGTCAGTAATCTCGCCTGCAATTGCGTCTGCATTTGCTTTAGCTTGTGCGTCTAATAGTAAGTCAACTGCTTTTAAGTTAGAACCAGCGTCAATGTAGTTTGAACCACTATGTGCTGTATATGTTCCGTCTAAGTTTAGTCCACCACTTGCCTGTGTTGCAGTAATTTCTAACAAGTTAGCCGCCGCTGCTGCCGCGTTTGCTTGTTCTGCCGCACGTGCTGTAGTTGCCTCTGCCGCTACTGCATTTGTAAGAACTAATTCTGCCGCTTCTGCTCTAGTCTTTTCAGTTAGAACTTCTGCATCAGTATAAGTGCCTGCTGCCGTAATTGCATCTGCTTCAGCTGTATCGGCATATGCCTGTAAAGCTGTTGTTTGGGCCGCATCTGCTGCCTGGAATGCACCTGTTACTACTACGTCTGCTGCTGTGTAAGCCGCTGTTACAACACCGTCAGCTGCCGCAAATTCTGAACGAATCGCTGCTCTGTCTGTGTCTGCCGCTGTTTTGTTAGCGTCTACTTCACCATGCACTTCGTTTACTGCACCAACTAAGTTAGATGCTGTAGTATCTAAGTCACCAATAACACCAATGTTAGTTGTGTTAGTGTTTACTTCACCATGCACTTCGTTAATCGCACCAACTAGTGTTGTTGCTGTAGTATCTAGTGATTGACCACCAGTTGCCACTACTGCTTCTAAGCTATCTAAACGTAGCTCAGCTGCGTCCATTTCACCGTCTAATGTAGTAATGTTGCCTTCAGCTGTTGTTAAACGTGTTCCGTTAGCTGTAATTAGACCTTGTAAAGTTGAATCAGCTGCTGCAAATGCATCGCCAATTTCTTTTAATGTGTCTAATGCGCCATCGGCATTTAACAGGATAGCGTCAATACGTGCTGTTTCTGTATCAATGTTACCTTGTAACGTTAAGTCAGCTGCCGCTCTTGCTGTTGCTTCAGTTGTAATCGATGCTGCGTTTGTAGAACCAGTTACTGTGTTAGCATCTACGTCTGTGCGTAAACCTGCTTCAATACCAGTTGCACGTGTTACCTCATTTGAGATAGCTAATGTGTTTGCACCTTCAGCCGCTCTAGCAGTTGTGGCTTCCGCCGTAATTGCTTGAGAGTTAGCAAGTTCTGCCGCTCTGGCTGTAGTTGCTTCTGATGTAATGTTAGCTTGTAACGTATTATCAGCTGTAGTTCTATCTGTAACTTCTTGTGCAATTGCTGCCGTGTTAGTTGCAATGTCACCTGTGTTAGTTGCAATGTCACCATCGTTAGCAGTGATTTGAAGTTGTAGAGCTGTGTCAGCCGCTGTAAAGGCATTTGTAATTGCTGTATCGGCGTTTCCAAATGCTGTTGTTACTGCTGCATCACCACTATCGATACGAGCTTTTACAGTATTACCTGCTGTTCCGTCTACAGTTGCATCACCAATTAATAGTGCGTCTTCTGTGTCAGCGTGTGCAATTGCTGCCGCCTCTGCCGCATCTGCTTTAGTAGTTGCGTCTGTTGCCGCTGAAGCTAATGTTGCCGCATCACCTGAAATTCTTGCAGTTTCTTCTGCATCGATGTTGCTTTGTAATGTAACATCTGCTGCTGCACGTGTGCCTGCTTCAGATGTGATATTACCTTGTAGTGTAGTATCAGCATTTGCTCTTGCAGTTGCCTCTGTAGCAATTGCAGTAGTGTTTGAAGAAATTAACGCACTAAAGTTTGAGTCTGCTGCTTGGAAAGCCGCAACAATCTCTGTTAATGAGTCTAATGATGCAGGATCAGTATTTGAAATGATTGAATCAATTCTTGCTGTTTCTGTATCAATGTTTCCTTGTAAAACACCTTCGCGTGTGTCTGTGTATGCTTTTGCATCTACTTCTACTTGGTCAGCGTATGCTTCCCAGGCTGTAGTATTTGCTGTTGTTTGAGCTGTGTCAGCCGCTGCCCACGCCGCATTAATAGTTGAAGTTTGTGCCGCATCTGCTGCCGCCCAAGCTGAATTAATTGCTGTTTCACGTGTGTCAGTGTATGCTTTAGCGTCTACTTCTGCTTGATCGGCATATGCCTCCCACGCTGTAGTATTTGCTGTTGTCTGAGCCGTATCTGCTGCCGCAAAGTCAGTTCTGATAAGTGTATCAGCATTCTGTCTTGCAGTTTCTTCAGCCGCGATATCTGATGCGTTCGCTGCCTCGGCACCTCTTGCAGTAGCAATTTCTGCCGCTAAGTTTGTAGTTAAAGTTGAAATCTCACCATTAGTTGTAGCAATTTCTGCCGCTAAACCATTTGTTAATGTTGTGATGTCACCTTCGTTTGCAGTAACACGAGCGTCTAAGGCATTATCTGCCGCTACTCTTAATCCTGCTTCAGTAACTACCGCCGCTGCGTTAGTTGCCTCTACACCTTGTGCTCTGCTAATTTCGTTTGCAATGTTAGTTGCGTTAACGCCTTCTGCGCCAGTGGCACGAGTAGTTTCAGCTGTAATAGCCGCCGCGTTTGCAGCAATACCTGAAGTAAAGACTGAGTCTGCACTTTGGAATGCTGTAACGATTTCACTCAGCGAGTCTAGTGCTGCTGGATCTGTGTTACTAATAATATTATTAATTTGTGTTTGCATAGATGCGTCAGCTGCCTTATAAGCTGTATCTATTGCACCCTCTGCCGCTAAGGCACGAGTTTCTTCTGCCGTTATTGCATTTGCATTAACGCCTTCAGCTGCTAAAGCACGTGTCTCTTCAGCCGCTATTGCTGTTGTATTTGCACCTTCTGCCGCTGTAGCACGATTCGTTTCTGTTAAAACTGCTGCTGCAATGTCTGCCGCAACTGCCGCCTGAGCTAACGCCGGTGTAAAGTATAAAGCACTGCTATCTTCTGCTAAGTCGGCTGTTGTAAATGAGCCGATTAGATCTGAAGCTGTAACTTTCTTTAATGACGATGAAGCGTTGACGTGTAATAGAAAAGTATCCGCCGAACCTACTGACGATGCGCCCGTTTGGCCAGAAACGGATGTTGCGTCCAGTTTGGATTCGATGACTGCTGCATTTGCGAGAGCCGGCGATTTAATTTGTCTAAAAGCCATGTTAGATTTCTCCAATCAATATTGATAAAAAACATATAATTCTTTTATATGCCCGATAGCAACAAGTCATAGACTCATTGCGTAATGTATTTATCAATATCTATTGAGAGTTATAACGTATGAAAACTATTAGTTTGGTAGATATCTAAAGTCTACTACAGAGGCAGAGGCCGGTGGAGTAGTGATGGTTAGCGTTGATCCGCTAATGCTGTAATCAGTTGGAGGTAGGATTAATCCATCTACAATAACCAATACACTGTGAACAGTATGTCCAGGTTGTATCAAATAATCTGTAGTTGTCGAATCTCCTGTATACTGACTACTAGTATATATCAAATTTAAGTGATGGTTTTCTATACTGTTATTAGCAGGAGATGACATTGTTGCATATGGATATCTATACTTAACATAAATGTCAAATCCAGAATCTGGTAGCACATTAAATGTTAGTGCTGTTCCGTTTACAGTATAAATGCTAGGACGTTGTAAGACATCGTTAACATACACATCAATTTCTTCAACGCCTGCTGGAGCATCAGTTAATGTAAATGAATAACTTGTTCCGTCTGCTGTAAATTGTTGTGATGCTGGAAGTGATGCTTGTGTTAGTGTTCTATCAACAAAACTAAATCCACCATTACCATCTGTTTGTAGTATTTGGCCGTTTGTTCCGTCACTGATACCTAAGTCAAGTATTCCACTAACATCACTGGCAATTGTTATGCCTTTTGATCCAGGTGTTGTAACTGGTGTGATAGTAATATTATTACCAGCACGGATATCAATTTCGTCAACAGCACTTGCAACAATATCAGTTGGTGTTAAGTCACTTACAGTATCGTATATGTGCCACGTTTTAAATGTGGATTCAATTGTAACTGTTACTGTGCCGTCTGCGTTGTCAGTTAATGCAAAACCACCATCAACGTTAAAGTTAATGCCTGTTACATTAGTTGCTTCAACATTTGATACTGGGTCGTTAATTTCCTTAACTGTAAGCGCCAAATCGCTTCGTATAGCGGTGTTTACATCTGCAAGCTCTGTTGATGTTGCAAACGTTCCATCAGCTGTTTGAAACGCATTTACGATCTCTGTAAGAGAGTCTAGTGCTGCAGGATCTGTGTTTGTAAGTATGTTTTGAACTTGAGATTGTAGTGTGCTGATATCAGCTGATATACTTGCTGATGCTACGCCAAACTGTCCGCTGTATGTAGCACCTGTAATATAAACACTTTTACCTGTAAACGATTTACCATTCGGTAAGTTATCACCAATAAAGTTTAATACACCTGATTGATAATCAAAGAACCATTCATCATTATTACCACTACCAGTAGTAAAGACTTTGTTGGCCATTGTTTCAGCACCAGCAGGATCTCCGCTAGTGTGAATATAAACATTTACAAGATATGTTGATCCAAATTCTGTTGGAATCCAATCTGTGATTCCTGTTTTCCAAGTTCTGTTTGTTGACGCTGTAATATCAGCTGTAGTTTCAACTGCCGTTTGTAGCGTTACATAGCTACTAGAAGCAGAAGGTTTTACACTTGGTATTTGTCCAGACTCTGCCCAAATCGTATCACCACGTATCAGTAGTGGACTTGGTAAACTTTCGTTGGCCGCTAATTTATTAAAGACTGTGTCAGTCTTAGTGGCACCGAATCCAACTTTCTTAAATAGATAGTCTAACTTTTGATTATCGGAAATTGCCATTAGTTAGCTTCTCCTATTGATAGACTGTTTATTTGTTTGCCACTTGCAATTGCAATTCTAACCAACACAACATTGTTTGTTGCGTTACTCATATTTTCTGCACCAAGTGTCATTGTATAACTTGAGTTAATGCTTGAGCCTGTTGGCACAACATCTGCACCTGTTAACGCACAACCATCTGCTCCGTTACCACCATTGGCAGTATCTGTTCCTGGAACACCTGCACCTGCATATTGGCTTGTGCATTCTAACCAACCGTTTGATCCACTAGCAGTATCTATGCCAGTGCCAGGAGCTGCAATCCACATACCTGCAATGCCTGTAGAGTTAATGCTAATGTCGAAGTTAGCAACAACTTGTCTACGGAATGCAAATGTAAAGTATTGTGTTCCTGTATCTGAACTTCTATCAGGACCAACTGGTAGATAGCCAGTGCTATAATCTGTAGTGTCGTGTTTTAACACACCCCATCTTACAGTAGCTTCTTGGCTTCCACTTACACTAACTGCACCAGTAAATGGTGTAGCTGTGTAATCAGTTGATCCGACAATAGTAGGAGTGTCCGTAGAATCCGCCACAAAGTCTGCAATACGAATTGCATTGTCTGTGACTACCCCATTACCTAAACTGGATTCTACAGGTATGGACGACTCAATTATTCCAAATGGTGTCGCTGTATGCACTTGAACTTTCTCGGGAAGAGAAACGAAGTTTCCAGTGCCATTGACATTATAAGCCCTAACTTTCAATGTTTCCACAGCCGCTATACTTGAATTAGTAATATCGATTGTTTGATCAGCGTATTGATAAGTTAAGGTATTCGCTGTTGGAATACCAGCGTTTAGGTAAGGGGTATTCTCTAAATCTGAATAACTCTTATATTGAGTGCTAATAGTTGCGCCACTTGTGCCTTCTGTATTAGCACCGTTGGATATTTCAAACACATTATTTGTATCTCTATATGCTTGTCCAATCCAATTGTTTACTGTAACACCTGCCATTGTTAATTTTGGACTTCCTGTGTTATAGTATGGTATGCCTGAAATATATCTGTAGCTACCGGCAACATCTTCTGTAAGTGTTGCACTTGTTACATCTATAGTTGGGCTACTTGTTAGGTCATCACAAACTACTGTAACATAGTTTGTGTTGCCTGTTTCACTGTGTTCTATACGCTGGTCATTAACACCAGTTGTATATTCAGAAAATGGTTTAGAAATTTTTGAATCAAATGTTTGATAAAAGCCTGTAGGATAAGTTGAAGAACTTATACTATCGTTTGCATCTCTTTGATCACTAACAACAAGACTTCCAAAAGTGCCGTTTTCGTTTAAGGAAGTTGTAAAGTTTTGAGAACCATCGTCAACGCCATTGACAACTGATTTTACTGTTCCACTTAATCCATTGTATGAATTTTGTGCAACACTAGTGTCAAGGTTTCCACTTGTGTATCGTCTTGCTGTAGTTGTTTCCAAACTTGCACCTGCTGTTAATGGAGCTGATGCACTGTTTTCTGTGAACCCATGTGCTAATCTAGGACTGTGTCCTTGTGCTGGGTCTGTTAGTGAAATTGTTTTACTGCTCAAACCACTTGGTGCCGATGGCACTGCATTTACTTGGAAAAATATTCCTGCATTGTCTGTTTGTGCTGTTATATCTGGTGTGCCACTTGCTGTAAAGTCTAATTCATATGTGCCAGGTGTAGCACCAGTAAAGTCATGTGTTACTATACCTGTGCCTACTTGAGTATCAGTGCTTCCATAACCCCAAGAGTAGAAATGACTATCGCCATTTTCACTTGAGTTATCTACTCTTGCTAATGCTCTATTGTTACCATTGTAGTCAACACCGTCATATAAATCTAAATCATTGTCGCCTATTCTGTCAGATACAAATTCTGCTCTACCATCTATGTATACTCTTACATCTGGTTCAACATGCACTGTGAAATTTGCACTTGCAAATGGACTATTAGTATGATTACTAATAACTGATAAATTTCCTACAAAGTCTTTTGCTATGCCGTTTGCTTGATCTGAATTTGATAACGAATATTTGTGATGGAACGGGTGATTTGTGTCACCATCATCTTCTTCGCCAACTGGTATAGTTGTAATTGTGCCATCACCCATTGTCCATTGATATGTTGTTCCAAATACAGGATTAAAGCTACCTATGGTAGTTTCTGTAGTATTTAAAAATTCAACATCAAGTCCATCATCAGATCTTTCGTTAATGCCTGTAGTAATATCAATATTAAATGTAGGAGTATGTGTATCGTAAATCTTATATGTAGCATTATCAGTCATTGGGAATAGATTCTGATGTGCTGTGCTGTGACTGTCTAATGATAATGTAACGGTTCTTAGCACCTCTGTTTCTGTGCTAGGAGCAAATGTGTGGGCTATACGTCCGCCGCCTACGCCACCTGCTACATTATCTGCACTAACTACATCATTTGATGTTCCATCGCCCCAAGTCCAAGTATATTGAACTGTTGCGTTTGATGTGTTTGTTGCTGTATTTTCAAAATAGACAGTAGCACCGTCATCCCAATATGTTATTGGGCTGCCACCTGTTGGAGAGGCATATGCCTCAAAAGAAACTGTTGGATCAGCAGTAGTAATAGTAATATAATCTTCTCTTATTTTAAATACTGAGCTACCTGCACCTGTTCCATTTGTGTTACCTGCGTTTACTCGAATAGTATATGGTGACCCACTATTAGTCGGATATGTGTGAGATATGGTATTAATGTAGTTAGAGTTTGGTACGATATTAAGGTTA